ATGCCTCGCAAGGCGCGCGAACTGAAAGCATTGGAAGTAGCACGACTGACCGAACAAGGGTTCCATTCGGTCGGCGGCGTTGCCGGCTTACATCTTCGAATCAATGAGGCCGGCGCGCGCAATTGGATTCTACGCGCGATGGTTGGCGGCAAGCGGCGTGATATTGGATTGGGCGGATTCCCCGACGTGCCACTGGCCCAAGCAAGGGACAAGGCACGCACGACGCGCGAGAAGATCGGACAAGGTGTAGACCCTGTTCTAGAGCGCCGGTCCGCACGCCAAGCCCTGCTTACCGCTGTTACGTTCGATGAGGCTGCGGCCCGCTTCATTGAGGCCAAGTCGCCGGAATGGAGCAACCCGAAGCATCGGGCGCAGTGGAAAGCCACGCTGGACACCTATGCCAGCCCCCGGATCGGCTCTTTGCCCGTGGATCGCGTCGAACTGCCCCACATCCTGGAAATCCTGTCACCGATCTGGACGACGAAGACGGAAACCGCAAGCCGCGTCCGCATGCGCGTGGAATCGGTCCTCGCCTGGGCGACCGCATCGGGCTATCGCAGCGGGGATAACCCCGCGCGCTGGAAGGGCAATCTGGACGTGCTGCTGGCGAAGCCTAGCAAGGTCAAGAAGGTTGAACACCATGCGGCCCTAGCCATCGACGCCCTGCCCGCCTTTGTCGCTAACCTGAGGGGGCGTGATGGCGTGGCAGCCCGCGCGCTGGAATTCCTGATCCTGACCGCCACGCGCAGCGGCGAGGTTCGCGGCGCGACGTGGGATGAGTTCGATTTGAAGTCGGGCGTGTGGATCATCCCCGGCGAGCGCATGAAGGCTGGCAAGGAACACCGCGTTCCTCTGTGCGCCCGCGCGCTGGCACTGGTCAAGGAACAGCCGCAGGTGGCCGGAAGTTCCTACGTCTTCTCTGCTCCGCGCGGGGGCCAATTGTCCGATATGACCCTATCGGCCGTCATGCGCCGCATGGAAGTGGATGCCGTGCCGCATGGCTTCCGATCCACCTTCCGCGACTGGTGCAGCGAGCGAACCGCTTATCCGCGCGACGTTGCCGAAATGGCGCTTGCCCATACCATCCAGAACAAGACAGAAGCAGCTTACCGGCGCGGCGACCTTTACGACAAGCGCGTGAACATGATGAAGGATTGGCAGCGATTCATTGACACGCCCGCCAAGAATGCAAATGTCGTCAGCCTTCGGAGGGCGACGAAGTGAGCCTACAGGCATGGAAGCGTGACTTGCGCGTACGCCAAGGCGTGAATCTACGCAAGATCGATGCAACGCTGAAAGCAGCGCGCTCAATCATTGATGACGATCAGATTGATCGAGTCATAGAGTTCAGAGAAGCCTCTTACGACCTATTTCAGGAAGGGAACATTGTCGCGTCTATGTGGGCAGGCCAAGCAATGTGGGAGGCCGCAAACTTCCTCGACTCAGCGATAGTTGATCGGCGAGCGGTTCGAGCTGGGAGGAAGCTAGTTTCTAAGGCTGACAAAGCGAACTCCAAGAAGACAGCCAATGCAGATAAGAAACATGACGAATGGCAACGTTTAGCAAACGAGATATGGAAGAAGGAATCCAATCAGAACAAGAGCGCAGCAGCCATCGCCGCAATGATCCAAAAAAAGGTGGGCGGGAAGGCGAACACAATACGTCGATCCATTAAGAAACCTGTCACCACGCCGCGCGCTGACTAGACGCCAGAATGCACCATGCGGCTCCAGACAACACCAGGAGCCACAGTTGAATACTCCCATCGACTTCACGACGTTGCCGGACTCGGCGATGATTCGACAGCGCGACCTCTTGCGCGTTGTCGGCATATCCGCAACTAGCATTTGGAGGCGCTGCGCCGCCGGCACTTTCCCCAAGCCAATCAAACTCGGCGAGAAGACCACGGCCTGGCGCTGGGGTGACGTGCGCAAGTGGCTGGAAGAGGTGGCCGCATGAACGCGATCCTCTTCGACGACCTCTGCAACGCATATCCGAACGTAGCCCCTTACGTCATTGTCGAACTGATAAACGCGGCGGAAAGCTACGTCACCGGAATTCGCTTCCATCTACCGGAAAGCGTGAAGCACACCGTCCTGACGCTCTGCTGTCTCAAGTCGCTGGACCGGGGCCATGCATGGGCATATGAAGACGCCCTCCTGACCCTTCTGATCTGCCACGCCAAGGAGCAGCCGGATGCGTAACGAGCCCATTCCTTTAGGGGAACTGGAGACGATACGTAGCCACTTCCCCAATGCGCTTCCGAAAGAGATTTCGGACCTGTGGTTCGCAGCGCCCGCCGTGATTTCGGAATGGTGTAGGTACGACTATGCCCATGTGGCGGGCGAAGCGCATCCAAACATTCAGGCCGCGCGGCTCTTCTACCTCTTCTACGCGCTGACGCCTTCGAACAACGCGCGCAACCGTCGCAAGCGTCAAGGCTACCGCGTGTCGGCAATGATGGTTCTTCTTCCCCGCTGGGACGTCACCAGCAGCGCCTAACGGCGGCGCGTAAGCGCCCAAGGAATACCCCCTATGACTTTGGACTCCGCCCTCGGCGGGATGTGTTCTGCTGTCCGCTGGTTTCTCTACGCGCTGGAATGGAACGCGCAGGAAGGGAAGTACGAGAAGTTCCCCTGCCCGTCCGATGGTCGGGAAATCCGGATCAACGCGGCCGACTCTGCCAACTGGATGACCTACGACCAGGCCCGAGACGCACTAGCCCGCCTCCCGCGCAGCGGCGCGAAATGCTACACGCTGGGATTCTGGTTAACGCCGGACACCGGCTACTTCTTCTTCGATCTCGACGGCGTGAACAGTGGTGGTGTGCTGACGGCAGATGCACAGGCGCGTGTCGCGCAGTTCCCCGGTGCGATGATGGAATGGAGCAGCAGCGGCACCGGGTTGCACATCATCGGTCGGACTCTTTCGCCCCCGCCCATCCACCGCACGCGACCGAAGCGCGGCGTGGACTTGTCCTATGAGTTCTATACAGGCGGACGCGGCATAGCCTTTGGACTGACCGGCGAAGCGAACGGCAGCGCCGACAGCATCCATGACGCCGCCGTGCGAGCCCTTATCACGGACGTATTCACGGCGCCAACGGCCGGCGAGGTCGTTCGCCCTGAGTGGCGGGGACCGGCAGACGATGACGAACTGATCCAGCGCATGCTAGCTGCAAGGGAATCGGCGGAAGCCGCATTCGGTCGCAAGGCATCCTTGGCGCAGCTATGGCGGGGCGACGCCGAGAAAGATAGCTCGCACGACATGGCGCTGGCGGCACACCTCGCGTTCTGGACAGGCTGTGATGAGGAACGCATGCATCGCCTGATGCTGCGTAGTGGGATGGTCCGGGGGAAGTGGACGACACACCGCACCTACCTGTCACTCACGATCAACAAGGCCATCGCCGGATGTGCGAACGTGTACCAGGAGCCGGCCCGCCCTTCGCCAAAGCCGCCGGCTGCCCTACCCGCTGTCCGTAACGCTTCGGAACTGATGAAGCGGAAATTTCTGCCCGTCCAATGGGCTGTCCGCGATCTTCTTCCCGAAGGTGTGACCATCCTTTCCGGCGACCCGAAAATAGGAAAATCCTGGCTTGTGTATCAGGTATGTCTAGCTGTCGCTTCCGGCTCGATTCTTTGGGGCGCGCGCCTTCCTGAGATCGAGGGGGACGCGCTCTATCTCGATTTGGAAGGTAACGACCGAAGACTCAGAGGTCGCCTAGAGGTTCTGATGCCGGCATTCCCTAACGCTGACCTGACGCGGCTGCACTACGCAACGGAGTGGCCGCGCGCAGAGGAAGGCGTCAAGCAAATAGCCGCATGGCTGCGCCAGCATCCAGAAGCGCGAATAGTTGTCATAGACACCATTAGCGCCTTTCGCGATCCGGACCCCGGCAGGAAGTCGGCCTACGCGACGGATTACGCCGTGGGCGAAATGCTCAAGCCACTGACACGCGAATTCAACTGCGCCATCGTCCTTGTAATGCACAACCGCAAACAGGCCTCCGGCGACGTGATGCACAAAGTCAGCGGCACTCAAGGCATGACCGGCAGCGTGGACAACGTGCTGGTGCTGGAACGGACACGCGGCGACATTGACGCGTCGCTTCACGTTAACGGTCGCGACATCGAGGACGAGTCCGAACTGGCAATGCGTTTTGAGAATGGATTATGGCGCTGCGTCGGCGACCTCGCAGACGTTCAACGCTCTAAGGAACGAAATTCCGTCATGGAAGCCCTCACGCAGATTCGTTCCGGCACTGCACGAGAAATTCACGAGGCCATCGGCAGCGACGTAAAAATTTCGGCGCTACGGATGCGCCTATCCAGAATGGTAAAAGCCGGAGAAGTGGTTTGCTCTGGCGGAATTTACATGCTCCCGGAAAATTTCGCGCCGCCACCGATTCCGGGCGTGTAAGTGCGGTACCACACACTACCTGTTACACCTGTTATAGCGTTATAGGTGTTACAACGGTTTGTAACAGGTATAACCGTGCAACAGGTGTAACAGGGGATCGTGCGCGCGAGTTGCGCACTTCCCCGAATTTCTCAGCGGCGCGAATTGTTTCAAGCCATCCCATATCGCGTCTTCCTTTACAGCCATCTTCTGCTGCCTAAATTTCTTGTCCGGGATTGATCCCTCACACCCGGAGCAGAAGCATGACCCTCGCAGAAATCCGGCAGCGCAAGGCTGCCAAGACCGCCGTAGCCCGCGCGCTGCTGGCGAAGGCCGAAACCGAAAATCGTGCGCTCAACGCCGATGAGTCGGCCAAGTTCGACACGCTGAAATCGGAAATCACCGATCTCGAAGCGCAGGAACAGCGCCAGCAGTTCGTCGATGACCAGGAACGCCGTGCCACTGGCGTGACCATCATCACCGGCAGCGGTGGCGACACCATCGCAGCACTGGAAAGCCGCGTCTCCCTGATGCGCGTCCTACAGGCTGGCGTCGAAGGTCGCGGACTGAGCGGCGCGGAACTGGAATACGCACAGGAAACCGAACGCCGCACCGGCCGCAAGGCGCAGGGCGTGTTCGTGCCGATGCGCGCACTGGAAACCCGCGTCAACACCACGACCAGCGCCCCGGAACTGGTGCCGACCGACCATCGCGGCGACCTCTACATCCAGCCGATGCGCAACAAGCTGCTGGCGCGTCGCCTGGGCGTTCGTGTGCTGTCTGGCCTGCACGGCAACGTCACGATCCCCAAGCACGGTACCGGCGTTTCCACGGGCTGGGTTGCCGAAGGTAGCGCGGTGCCCGATTCGGACGTGAACCCGTCCAACGTCATCCTGTCCCCCAAGCATGCGGGCGGCGTCACGGAACTGAGCCGGCAACTGATCATGCAGTCCAGCCCCGACGTGGAACAGCTTGTCCGCGATGACTTCGCGGCCGTGCTGGCGCAAGCGATCGACTCGGCGCTGATCAAGGGCGGCGGTGCGAACGAACCGTCCGGCGTGCTGTCCACGGCCGGCATCCAGACCGCCAGCCTCGCCACGCTCAACTGGGCAAACGTTCTGGCGATGAAGGCCAAGGCGGAACTGGCGAACGTGGATGCGTCGTCTTGGCTGTTCAATCCCAGCGTCGCGGCCAAGTTCGCCGGCACTGAGAAGTCGAACGGCACGGGTATCTACCTGCTGGGCGAAGACGGTCGCATGGCTGGCATCCAGTCCTACAGCACGAACCAGGTGCCGAACAACGCCACACCGGACCCGGATGCTGGCATCGCCATCCTGGGCGACTGGTCGCAGGTGTTGCTGGGTATCTGGTCGGAAATCGACATCCTCGTGAATCCCTACGCCCAGCCGGCCTATGGTCGCGGCGGCGTGCTGGTCCGCGCGATGTCCACGGTAGACGTTGCCCTGCGCCACCCGCAGGCGTTCGTCGTCGCTTCCGACATCGCCCTGTAACTGCCAGCCCATACGGCCCGTCCCAGCGGCGGGCCGTATTTTTCGGAGACGCCCCATGATCGAGAAACGCGCTACGGCGGGCGTAACCGCCGACGGCCGGAAACTGACCGGCTACATCGCAAAATTCGATTCCCCGACCACCATCGGCGGATTCACCGAAATTATCCGGCGCGGGGCATTTGCCGCGTCCCTGACTGCTGGCGTGGACATTCTGGCGCTGGCCGATCACGACCCTAGCCGCGTGCTGGGCCGCACCCGCAGCGGAACGCTGGAACTGCGCGAGGACGACGCCGGCCTGGCGTTCACCCTGTCCATGCCCGACACGCAGACCGGACGCGACCTGATCGCACTGGCGGCGCGTGGCGACCTTGGCGGCGCTTCCTTCGGTTTCATCGTCCCGGATGGCGGCGATAGCTGGCAGGGCAACCATCGCGAACTTCGCAGCGTCCAGCTTCACGAGGTTTCCATCGTGAGCGCATGGCCTGCCTATCAAGACACCGAAATTTCCCTGCGCAGCCGCCAACCCGACAACGGTCTGGCGGTTCGCCGCGCTTGGCTGGAGACGTGCAAATGAGAATTCTGGAATTTTTCCGGCGAGAGAAGCGCGCAGCCGATCCTTCCTGGGCCGCGCTTTCCAATGGCAGCGCCATGAGCGCATCCGGCCAGCATGTGGATGCCAAGGTCGCCGAAACCATCGCGGCCGTCTTCGGTTGTGTCCAAGCCCTCAGCGAATCGACTGCCTGCCTGCCGCCGCACGTCTACCAGCGCGCGGACGGCGGCGACCGGGAGCGTGCCGACGACCATTCGCTGACCCGCGTCCTGCGCGAGCCGAATAGCTACCAGTCGGGCATGGCGTTCCGGGAATCCCTGACGGCATCGGTCCTAATGCATGGCAACGGCTACGCGCGCAAGGATTACAACGGCGCTGGCGACATCACGGCGCTGCATCCCCTGAACCCCCTGCGCGTGTCCATCGTGAAACTGGACAACGGCCGTCATCGTTTCGACTACACCGAAGAAGGCGGCGCAGTGACGCGGCTTCTACAGGAAGAAGTCTTCCACCTGCGCGACCGCACCGAACCGGGAAGCATCATCGGCAAGAGCCGCATAGCCGTAGCACGAGACACGTTGGGCCTGGGCCTTGCGATGAGGTCGCACGGCGCTGCTATCTTCCGCAACGGCGCGCGTCCGTCCGGTGCAATCTCGACCGACAAGCTGATGACCATCGAGCAGATGGAAGCAGCGAAGCAGCACGTCCGCAGCATCTACGAGGGAACGGAAAATTCCGGCAAGACCATGATCCTGACCGGAGGCATGACGTTTACCCCGATTTCCTTCAACTTGGAAGACATGCAGTGGATTGCCGCCCAGCAATTCAACACTGAGGAAATCTGCCGCATCTACCGCGTCCCGCCGACGATGGTCGCGGACCTTCGACACGGCAGCTACAGCAACACGGCCGAACTCGGCAGCCAGTTCGTGCGCTACAGCCTGGCGCGCTGGATCGCCATGTGGGAATCGGAAATCAAACGGTCGCTGATCGGCCCCATCGCACGTCGTCGTTACTACGCGGAACACAGCGTGGAAGGACTGATGCGAGGCAACCCCGAAGCCCGCGCGGACTTCTACGGCAAGGCGATCACATCGGGCTGGATGACAGTCGATGAGGTCAGGAAGCTGGAAAACCTGCCTGCACTACAGACCAGCGGCGATTGAAAAAATCGCTACCAGCTTTCGGTTTCCTAGACCCGCCGTTCCCGCATTTACAGAATTTTTTCCCCTAGAGGCTTTAACCACCATGCCCGAACTGACCAAAAAACAGCGCGCGTTCGTCGTGAACAAGGTTGCCGGCGTAGCCAACCGGGATGCCGCCATCGCCGCAGGCTATGCGGTAGCCGGTGCGGCCGTCGCCGCCGACAAGCTGATGCGCAATCCTGCGATCCGTAGCGCGATCAAGGCGGCGACGAAGGACCAGCCGAACGCCGCACCCGCCGAAAAGCTGACGATGCCGCGTGATCGTTACGACGATCCGCTTTCGTTCCTCCAGGACGTGATGAACCACGCCAGCCTGCCCATCGCCATGCGCGCAGATGCCGCCAAGCAACTTCTGCCCTATCAACACGCCCGCCTGGGCGAGAAAGGCAAGAAAGAAGCAAAGAAGGAAGGCGCGCGCGAAGCGTCGCGCTCCGGGAAATTCTCTACGCCCAAGGCTCCGCCGACGCTACGCGTGGTCAGGAACGAAAGCGAGTAG